CAGAAGTCTTTAAAGCGTTGGACTAAACAGAAGTGGAGAACTGCTAGTGGTAAGAAGTCTTCAGAGACTGGAGAAGTCTACGCACCTGCAGCTACTATAAAGAAACTTAAATCAACTGCAAAAGGCAGAAAGAAACTAGCAGCAGCTAATAAAAAGAAAAGAGCAGCTACAAAGAAAGGTAAGCAACACGCTAGACATGGGCTACACAAAGGAAAGAAACGATGAGAGAAGAATATAAGAAAGGTGGTAAAGCTAAAGACCCACGTTTAAAAAGAGCAGGAGTATCTGGCTACAACAAACCTAAACGTACTCCTAATCATCCAAAGAAGTCACATATAGTTGTGGCGAAAGAAGGTTCAAAGATTAAGACTATACGGTTTGGGCAGAAAGGTGCAAAGACTGCAGGTAAGCCTAAAGCAGGTGAGTCTGCTAGAATGAAAGCAAAGCGTAAAAGTTTTAAGGCTAGACATGGTAAGAATATTGCTAAAGGAAAAATGTCAGCAGCTTATTGGGCTGATAAGGTTAAATGGTAAGATGCCACAGTTAGGAAGTAATGAGAAGCCAGTTCTTATGACAAATAAGAAAAATGGTGGTCGTGTCGGAAAAGGTTCAAGACCTAGAAAGACTTCAGTATCACAACAACAGTTTGATGATAATTGGGATAGGATATTTAAAAAGTAATGGCTTATTCACAACAAGTAATAGATAGGTTTGAAAGTGTACTTAACGAACCTGAGAAACATGCAGTAGGGAGATTTGATCCTACTGATCCTAATGTTGCTACAGGTATGACCGGTGCTCCCGCATGTGGAGATGTTATGAGACTACAACTTAAACTAGACGGGAATACAATAAAAGATGTTAAGTTTAAAACCTATGGCTGTGGAAGTGCAATAGCATCATCTACATTATTTGTAGATATGCTCAAGGGTAAAACAGTACAAGAAGCGAAAGAAATTAAAGACAAAGACATTGCCGAAGCTTTAGAGTTACCGCCTATAAAGTTACATTGTTCTGTTCTTGCAGAAGAAAGTATTGCTAAAGCTATTGAAGATTGGGAAAATAAATTAGCACGTAGGCAACACAATCAGTTATGAAAGAAGGATATATAAAAAGAAAAACATCTACTATTCCATTTGGATATGAAACAAGTGAAATTGATGGTTACTTTAAACCCGTACCTGAACAGTTAGAAGCATTGGAAGTTGCTGAAGACTTAGTAGCAGGTGAATCTATAAGCTTGCGAGATGCATGTGACTGGATAGAATTTAAAACTCATCGCAGTATTACACCTGCAGGATTAAAGAAACACATAGATAAAAAATATGGAAAACGACAACAACGACTTGAAAGATTGGGAACAGAACCCGCATCTTTACTTGACAGATTCTGAAGGTAGCTTTATACTAAAGAATGATGGTACACCTCGTAAAAAGGGAGGTAGACCTAAAGGAAGTAAATCAAAATATTTTTATTCACATGGGCAAAAAGCAAAACAGGCAGCTAGGAGAGCAGTCTCCAAAAAACAAAAAGCAATTAAAAAGATTGAAAAGCAACTTGAGTCAAAGAGAAAAGCTCTTAGACAGACGACTGATGTCCTCGGTAAACTCGAAGATAAACCGTCAAAGTCGTCAAAATCGGGGAAGATAGTAACCCCAGAAGAATTAAATGTTCTTCCTAAAGCTGTTCAAGATGAGATAGACGCAGGCAGTAATGTTGTCTTTCATCCTAACGAAGGACCACAGACAGAGTTCTTAGCTGCAGATGAGAAAGATGTATTGTATGGTGGTGCTGCCGGTGGTGGTAAATCATACGCTATGTTAGTTGATCCATTAAGGTATGCACATCGCAAAGCACATAGAGCCTTAATACTTAGAAGGTCTATGCCAGAGTTACGAGAACTGATCGACAAGTCTCGTGAACTTTATCCACAAGCATTTCCCGGATGTAAGTTCAGAGAAGTTGAAAAGGTATGGAACTTTCCAAGTGGAGCAAAGATAGAGTTCGGTTTCTTAGAGAGAGATGCTGATGTATACAGATATCAAGGACAAGCATATTCATGGATTGGCTTTGATGAGATAACACATTTACCTACAGAATTTGGTTGGAACTATCTAGCCTCACGTCTTAGAACAACAGACCCTGAAATAAAAACATACCTACGTTGTACTGCTAACCCCGGTGGTATCGGTGCGTCTTGGGTAAAGAAAAGATATGTAGATGCGTTTGCTCCAAATGAATCTTTTATAGGAGGAGATGGACTAACACGAAAGTTTATTCCTGCACGATTAACTGATAACCCTTACTTATCTGAAGACGGAGTATATGAAACTATGCTTATGTCTTTACCTCCTGTACAACGTAAACAACTACTAGAAGGTAATTGGGATATCAATGAAGGGGCTGCCTTTGTAGAATTTGATCCTGACATGCATATTGTTACTCCATTTCAAATTCCTTTAACATGGGAACGAGTAAAAGGTATTGACTATGGGTATGCATCTGAAAGTGCATGTGTCTGGGGTGCAGTAGATAGAACAGACGGAACACTCATCATTTACCGTGAATTGTACCGAAAAGGCTTGACAGGTGAGGATTTAGGCTCTATAATAACAGAAATGGAAATGGAAGACCCTTTTTCTGTTTCTGGTGTATTAGATACTGCGGCATGGGCAAGAACTGGTACAACTGGACCAACAGTAGGAGAGTCGCTCGTTAAGCAAGGACATAAACTTAGACGAGCAGATAAAAATAGAATACAAGGTAAAATTCAGATTCACGAATATTTAAAAGTACAACCAAGCGGAAGACCGAAGTTACAAATATTTAACACGTGTCCAAACTTGATAAAGGAATTACAAAGTATACCTTTAGATAAACGTAATCCTGAAGATGTAGATACACATGCTGCGGATCATGCTTATGATGCTCTGCGGTATTTGATTATGAGTAGACCTAGAATAAATAATCCAATGGATAATCTTCGTCAGTATCATAGGGAATCAGTTTACAAACCAGTTGATGAAACATTTGGATATTAAGTATGGAAGAAGATAATAAACCTTTACAACCCGCAGGACTATTAGATGCTGATGCAATCTATGTTGAAGAGGTAGAAGGGGAACAAGGATTAGAATTATCTTTAGAAGAAGATCAAAAGCTAAACTTAGCGGGGCTTATCAAGAATAGATTTCAAGCTGCAGAAGATGCAAGAAGTTCTCACGAAGATAGATGGATTACAGGCTATCAAAATTTTAGAGGGCTTTATGGGAAACGAGTTAAGTTTAGAGAATCTGAAAAGTCAAGAGTATTTGTAAAAGTTACAAAGACTAAAGTACTTGCAGCATTCGGTCAACTAATTGACGTTATATTCGGTACAGGAAAGTTTCCTATTGGAGTATCAGAAACAAAGATGCCTGAAGGCGAAGTTGCTGTAGCTCATTTAGATACACAAAATCCAGTGCCGGGGATTGAAACAAGCCAAGCTGAAGCAACTCCAGATGAAGTTGAAAGCCCATATGATGTAGGCTATGAAGGTGATGGGAAGGTTTTAAAACCCGGTGCTACTTTCTCTGATGGTAAGTTTCAAGAAAGATTTTTAGAAGAACTAGCCAAAGAAGAAGGTAACTATACTCCCGGACCTAGTGCAAACCCACAAGACTTAGAAGTTAGTCCTGCACAAAAAGCTGCAAGGAGAATGGAAAAGTTAATTCATGATCAAATAGAAGAATCAAATGGTGCTTCTGAATTACGTAGTGCTTTATTTGAAGCAGCTATGTTAGGTACAGGAATTATTAAAGGACCATTTAACTTTAATAAAACTTTACATAGATGGGATGAAGATGATGATGGTAATAGAACATATAATCCTTTAGAAGTCCGAGTACCTAGAATAGAATTTGTAAGTCTTTGGGATTTCTTTCCAGACCCATCTGCAACAACAATTGATGAATGTGAATACATAATTCATAGGCACAGACTAAACAGGAGTCAATTTAGAGCATTAAGTAAAATGCCTTACTTTGACAAAGATGCTATTCGTGAATGTTTAATGATGGGTGGTGACTATGAAAAGCGTAGTTACGAAGATCAGATCAGAGATGAAGATGTAGATGAATATGCATTACCACAGTATGAAGTACTAGAATATTGGGGAGTTATGGATGCAGCTTACTTACGTGATGTAGGTGTTGAACTAGCTGATGAAATAGATGATCTTGATGAACTTCAAGTAAATGTATGGACAAGTGGTGGTAAGATACTAAGAACAGTAGTTAATCCATTTACACCATATAGATTACCATATCATGCTTTCCCATACGAAAAGAACCCTTATAGTTTCTTTGGAGTTGGTGTAGCAGAAAACATGCATGACTCACAACAGATTATGAATGGTCATGCGAGAATGGCAATAGATAACTTAGCATTATCTGGATCATTAGTTTTTGACATTGACGAATCTGCTTTAGTAGGTGGACAAAGTTTTGAAGTGTATCCCGGAAAGATATTCCGCAGACAAGCAGGAATGCCCGGACAAGCAATACACGGAGTTAAGTTTCCAAACACATCAACTGAAAACATGATGATGTTTGACAAGTTTAGACAGCTTGCTGATGAACAGACAGGCATACCAAGTTACTCTCATGGTCAAACAGGAGTACAAAGTATGACAAGAACTGCATCAGGAATGTCTATGTTATTAGGTGCAGCAAGTCTTAATATCAAAACTGTTATTAAGAACTTAGATGACTTCTTACTTAAACCTTTAGGAGAAGCATACTTCCAATGGAATATGCAGTTCTTAGAAGATAAGCTTGGAGTTGTAGGAGATTTAGAAGTTAATGCAACTGGTACAAATAGTTTAATGCAGAAAGAAGTAAGGTCACAAAGACTAACCACTTTCTTACAAACTGCACAGAATCCTGCTATTGCACCATTTGTTAAGATGTCTAAATTAATTAGTGAACTTGCCTACAGTCTTGATCTTGATCCTGATGAAATACTCAATGATCCTGAAGAGGCTGCTATCATGGCACAAATAATAGGAATGCAAAATAATGTTGGACAAGAATCAGGCTCGGAAGTTAGCCCCACTGGTCAAGAACAAGAAGGAATGGGCGGTGCTACTGGAGTACCTCAACCACCTCAAGAACTTGGAGTTACAGGTACTGGCGGTGGCAACATCGGAATTGGAAATGTTCCGCAGTCAGGGGAAGCTGAATTCTCTGGCACACCTAGAGCAGTTGGAGAGTAAGGTTGACGAAGCCTTAAAAAGACAGGAAGAAATATAATGGCAAAAACTTTTGAAGATAGTATACCCGCTTTTGTTGATAAAATGGCAAAGCTTAGTATGGAAGATGTTTTACTTACTAAGAATAGAGATAAGTATATTCAAGAAGAAATTAAATCAAAAGTAGATATAGGTAATAAGGAACTTACAGACAGTGAATATAACACTTCGTATTTTAATAAAGCTATTAAACAAAGAAGAAGAGAACTAGCTGAAGAAGCTAATCCACTCGGAGCTAGAACAGGTAGAGCTACTATGAAAGATGGAGGTCCGGGAATAGAAGCGTTACGTGAAGTTGCTCCCCAAGTTGTTGAACGTATGGGATATGAAGAGGGTGGAGATGTAAATACTCAAATGGAAATGATGTTAGGTAGAGAAGAAACTCCAATGTTACCTGACGAAGAGATGGAAGAAGATTATGTAGACTATGTTGTTGAGGAAACATTGTCAAATGAAGATAGGAATTATTTAATAGATGCTCTCGAGAAAGACGACAGACTAAGCGAGATTTTCGATCAAGTAGTCGAGAGTGCAACAGAATTTACTGGTTCTGGAACTGTAGAAGGTCCGGGAACTGGTAGGTCCGATTCGATACCTGCAAGGCTATCGGATGGGGAATTTGTCATAACTGCAAAAGCAACTGAAGAAATCGGAGCAGACAATTTAATGTCTATGATGAAAGATGCAGAAGCTGCTGCAGATGAAAGACAAATGGCTTATAACGGTGGACCGATAAGAGAAGAGAAAGAAGTAATGGCATCTGCACAAGAGCCAGTACAACAAAACATTAATGTGACTAAAACTACACTTGATAGTTCTCCACAAATGCAATTGCGAGATGAAGACCCTGTTAGGAAAGCAGTCAAAGAAAACATGATGCTCGATCCTTATCAAAAGCATGTTAGAAGCTAAAACAATGGTAGGCTACTTACGTCAGTAACCCCTACCGAATTTATAACCTTTAGCTACCTTGTTAGATCAAGCCCCTAATTAAAAAAGACGTTTTTAGAATAGGCTACCTTGAGGTAAGCACAAGCCCTAAAAGGAGAAAGAAATGGCAGAAGTTGAAAATATACAGGAAGAATCTGTAGAACCAACGCCTAACCCGTATAATCAAAAGAAAGATTGGCACACAGAAGATGTAATGCCAAAACATGGCGAGAATGCGGAAGGATTGTTTTTTGAAAAGCCACAAGCCCAATCAAGTTCAGAAGAAGTGCAAGCAGAATCTGAACAAGAAGATAAAGCTTATAGCAGACCAAATTACAAAAAAAGATATGATGACTTAAAAAAGCATTATGATACAAGGCTCTCTGAGTTTAAACAAAGAGAACAAGAATTGATAGCTGAAGCTACAGCAAATAGACCGGAGTATCAAGCTCCTAAGTCTGCTGAAGAATTAGAACAATTTAAAGCTGAGTATCCTGATGTTTATGAAGTGGTAGAAACTGTAGCTCACTTGCAAAGTGAAGATAAAGTTGCTTCATTGCAACAACGTCTAGATGCTTTACAAGATCGTGAAAAAGAAATACTAAAACGAGAAGCTGAAAAAGACTTGGTAACAAAACATCCAGACTTTGAAGAACTTCGTAATAGTGATCAATTTCATGTATGGGCAGAGTCTCAACCTGAAGAGATACAAGGATGGATTTATAATAATCCTGATAATGCATCTCTTGCAAGTAAAGCCATTGATCTTTTTAAAATGGAAAACGGTATAGCCCCTGTAAAACCAAGCCAAAACAAATCGGAAAGGAGATCGGCTGCTGATATAGTTTCAACAAAAACTACAACAGTAGACGAGAAACAACCAAAGATTTGGACACAACAGGAAATCGCTGCCCTACCTATGGCGGAATACGATAGACTTGAAAAAGAAATCGATAAAGCTGTAGAAGAAGGCAGGGTTATATAATAACAAAGTTAATAATATTCAAGGAGAATAATTATGGCATATAATCAATCTGACGCTCTATTTGAGCAATCGACTGATACTAATGGTAACTTTGGTAATTCCGTAAGCGGTCAAACTAACTCCTTCTTCTTACCGAAAGTCTATTCTAAAAAGGTTTTAAACTTTTTCAGAAAAGCTTCGGTAGCGGAAGCAATCACTAACACTGATTACTCAGGAGAAATTTCTGCTTTCGGAGATACTGTAAGAATCATTAAAGAACCAGAAATCACCGTCTATCAATATGAAAGAGGTGCTGACGTAACTAAAACAGCATTAACAGACCAAGAACTAACTATGGTCGTTGATGTAGCAAACGCTTTTAAATTCATCGTTGATGATATTGAAACTTCAATGTCTCACGTGAACTTTAAAGAAGTTGCTAGTTCATCTGCTGCATACGCATTGAGAGATGCTTTTGACGCAGGAGTTATTGCTGAAATGTTTGCAGGTGTATCTTCAAGTTCGCCTGACCACGTTATCGGTTCAGACAGTTCTACTGCTGATGCAACTCTAGCTCACGCTACTAATTCTGTAGACCTTTTAGGTTCTGACGGAACTGGTGTAGACGCTCTAGACCTTATGGCTAGAATGGCTAGATTACTAGATGATCAAAGCATTCCTGAAGAAGGAAGATGGTTCTTAGCACCACCTTCATTCTATGAAGAGCTTTCACAATCTGGTTCTAAACTACTATCCGTTGACTTCAACGCAGGTCAAGGATCATTGAGAAATGGTTTAGTATCAAGCGGTAAATTACGTGGATTTGATATGTACAAATCTAATAATGTTGCTAGTACGTCTAACGCTACTGGTAAAGTATTAGCCGGACACATATCGTCTACAGCTACTGCTCAAGCTATAACATCAACTGAAGTCATTCGTGACCCAGATTCATTTGGTGATATAGTTAGAGGTCTTCACGTTTATGGTGCGGAAGTACTAAGACCTGAAGCTCTAGTATCTGCTTTCTACGTAGTAGACTAAGCAATTCGTAAGTGGGGGAGGAATCATGTGTTCGCTTCCCCCTTACACCTTTTAACTTTGGAGATATATTATGCATTACGAAAAAAAGAAAAAAGAAAAAAGAACAAAAGCATATGGTGGGGGTAAAAGAGTTATGTATAAAGATGGTGGAATGAAAAAAGCCAAACCTTGTTAATATGAAAGTTAAAGCTCCTAAAGGATACCATTGGATGAAAGATGGTAAAGAATATAAATTAATGAAGCACACTGGTAAGTTTGTAAAACATAAAGGTGCAAGCCTTACAGCTAACTTTGCGATTCAAAAGAAACATAAAAAATAATGGCAACAACATTCCTAACACTAACAAACGATGTTCTACGTGAACTTAACGAGATTGAACTAACCTCTGCAACTTTTGCTAGTGCGAAAGGAATTCAAAACTTTGTTAAAAATTCTATTAACAAATCTTTAAATGATATTGCAAACGAAGAACCTCAACTTCCATTCTTTGCAGTCGCAGCTAGTGGAGGTACAGACCCTTTCTATGGTAATGTTACTGTAGCAACTACAGCAGGTACTAGATGGTACACACTAAAATCAGGTAGCTCTAGTATTACAACTGATTATGCTTCTATAGATTGGGATGATTTTTATTTAACAACTATTGGTGTAAGCGGAGAAACATCTCCTTATACTTCTAGAGGTTTAACATTTATTACATTAGACGATTGGACAAGATATTTAAGAGATGCAGAAAACGATGATGATGCAGATACTCAAAATTATGGTGAACCTAAATATGTTATTCGTAGTCCAGACCATCGTAAGTTTGGATTAAGTCCTATACCTGATAAAGTTTATAATGTGCATTTCTATGCTTATAATGCACCTACAGCTTTGTCAGCTTATAGTGATGAAATAGTATTACCTGACCAGTATGCTAATGTAATAACTGCTAAAGCTAGATATTACGTGTGGCAATTTAAAGAAAGCCCACAACAAGCTGCATTTGCTTTAGATGATTATAAAAAAGGCATGAAGCAAATGAAGTCTAACTTAATTAATCCTGCTCCAAAATATGTTGGAGATGACAGGAGATATTTCTAAACATGCCTGCATCGCAACCGTATACAGTCGCAGTCAATGGAGGATTAGTCAAGTCTTCAAATGTTATAGACTTACTTAAAACTCCCGGAGTTGCAAAAGATTTACGAAACTTTGAAGTATCTACAGAGGGTGGATACAGACGTATCAATGGTTATACTAAATATAAAGTAGGTGATGCAACAGCAGCACAGCCTACAGGGAGTACAACTAATATACTAGGCACGTTTCCATATGCGGATGGGGTAATTGTTACAGCCGGTACGGGAATATTTTTTAGTAATGATGGACAAAATTGGTTGAATATAGGTAGAGCTTCTGTAGCTAGTAGTGGAGATGACCATACAGCTTTTACAGGAAGAAGTACACTAACTAGAACTGGACAAGGACAATGTCAATTTGCATTGTTTGATGGAGCTACGTTTAATTATGGTACAGTAATTATAACAGACGGAGCAAACAAACCTTACGCATTTAGAATGGAAGGTACTGGTGCTTTATCTAGTAGAACTTTTTTTGCAGAAGAAATAACTGTAACAGGAACAAAACATGCTAAGTATGTAACAACTCACGATAAACATTTAATTGTTGCAGGTGTCGAAGATAACTTAAATACAATATATTATAGTGGTACATTAGACCCTACAGACTTTACAAGTACAGGTTCTGGTAATATAGTTTTAGAAGACCAAATAGAAGGTGTTAAAGGTTTCCGTAATGAGTTATTTATCTTTTGTACAAATAGTATATTTAAACTTATAAATATAAACGATTCAAGTAATATTTCAATTGTACCAGTTACTAAGAACGTAGGTTGTTTAAGTGGATACAGTATTCAAGAGATTGGTGGTGACTTAATATTTTTAGCACCAGATGGATTAAGAACTGTTGCAGGTACAGCAAGAATTGGTGACGTTGAACTAGGTACAGTTAGTAAAGCTATACAACCACTTGTCACAGACTTGACAGAAAGCATAAATAGCTATATAATAAGTAGTGTTGTATTACGAGATAAATCTCAGTATAGATTGTTCTATGCAGATGCAAGTTTAGAACAAACACAACAAAAAGGAATAATAGGAACATTAAGACCTGATGGATTTCAATGGTCTGAAACAAGAAGTTTAGAAGTTACTGCAATTGGTTCAGGATTTGATAGTAACAATGTAGAACAATATTATCATGGAGATACTGAAGGATATGTATATCAACATGATACAGGAAATAGTTTTGACGGTACAAACATATTAGCTCGTTACGAAACACCAAACTATGATTACGGAGATTTAGGAACTTTAAAAACTTTACATTACGTAAGAGTATCAGCAAGCTCAGAAGGTATTACAGAGCCTGATGTCCAAGTTAGATTTGATTACGGAAATACAGACATACCACAACCCCCAGACTTATTTGACTTAGGAGTAATTAATCCTCCTTCAAAGTTTGGTGATGCACTATTTAATACAAACGTATTTGGTGGTGGTGATAACCCTTTAATAAGAGTTCCATTACAAGGGAGTGGAACAAGTAATAATTTTACCATTATAAGTGATGATACAAAACCACCATACACTATAAATGGTTTTTATGTAGATTATATACCTTCAGGCAGGAGATAATAAATGGCACAAACATATACACGACAGAGTTCGTTTGCAGATGGAGATACTATAACTGCTGCATTATTTAATAACGAATATAATCAGTTAGTCAACGCATTTGCTTATGATAATAGTAGTGCAAGTTCTACAGGACACAGACACGATGGTACTGCAGGACAAGGTGGTAACATTCATACTATCGGTGACTTAGACTTTTTAAACAAGATTGTCGTAGACAGTACAAATAACAGATGGGGATTTTATGTAGAAGTTTCTTCTGCAGCAGTAGAACAAATTAGATTACAAGACGGAGCTTTATTACCCGTTACAGATAGTGATGTAGATTTAGGAACATCTTCACTATACTTCAAAGATGCATACATAGATTCAATAACCACAACAGGCAACGTAGCTGTTGGTGGTAATCTTACAGTAACAGGCACAACAACTTTTAATGGTGGTACACTTACTCTTGGTGATTCTGCTGCAGACAATGTTGTATTTGGTGCTGACGTAGATTCACATATTATACCTGATGATGATAATACATATGATTTAGGAAGTTCTTCACAAGAATGGAGAAACTTATATATCGATGGAACAGCCAACATCGATAGTTTAGTAGCTGATACAGCAGATATAAATGGTGGTACAGTTGATGGTGCAGTTATTGGTGGTTCAAGTGCAGCAGCTATTACAGGTACAACAATTACAGGTACAAGTTTTGTTATAGGTTCAGCAGACATAAGTGAAGCAGAACTAGAAACAATTGATGGAGTTACAGCAGGAACTGTTGCAGCTTCTAAAGCTATCGTAGTAGATAGTAACAAAGACTTCACAGGGGCTAGAAACATTACACTAACTGGAGAACTTGATGCAGGTTCTTTAGATGTAAGTGGTGATGTAGATGTAGATGGTACACTTGAAACAGATGCACTATCTATAAATGGTACAGCAGTTACATCAACAGCAGCAGAACTAAACATACTTGATGGAGTTACGTCAACTGCTGCAGAGTTAAATATCCTTGATGGTGTTACAAGTACAGCAGCAGAACTTAATATCCTTGATGGAGTTACAGCTACAGCAGCAGAGATAAATGTTCTTGATGGTATTACTTCAACAGTTGCAGAACTAAACATACTAGATGGTGTCACAGCAAGTGCTACAGACATTAATCTTATAGACGGAATTACAAATGGAACAGTTATAGCAAGTAAAGCTATAATTACAGATTCAAACAAAGACATTACTGGTGGTAGAAATATAACCATTAGTGGTGAGTTAGATGCAGCAACATTAGATATTAGTGGTGATGCAGACATAGATGGAACATTAGAAGCTGATGCGATTACTATAGGTGGTATTACACTAGCAGAAACAATTAGTGATACTGTTGGAGCTATGGTTACCTCTAACACAGAGACTAACATAGCAGTTACATATGACGATTCAGACAACACACTAGACTTTGTAATTGGTACACTTAATCAAGACACAACAGGTAACGCAGCTACAGCAACAGCTTTAGAAACAGCAAGAACAATTCATGGTGTATCATTCGATGGTACAGCAAATATAGACTT